GGTGACGGGGGGATCTGAGGGGGTCGGGCCACGGAAGTCTCCTTCACTGGGGGTCGGGGTGACCGTAGCCGCCGCAGGGCCGGTTACTGGCCGGTTCGCTGGTGGCCAAGTGTGGACACTCCACCATGGTGCAAAGCAGCTAGCTACCCTGCATACACCATGTAAAGGGCGATTCGGCGGGGGCCAGTGTGCAGCGTCTGGTGTGGGAGTACGTCACCAAGGGTGGCGCGGTCATCGTCCAGTACGTCCCCGAGGGGGTCACCCCCGAGCAGGCGGCGGCCCGCGCCTCGTCCTGGTTGGAGATCCCCGACCAGGTCCGCGACGAGGAGACCGGCACGGTCAAGCCCGCGGTGCTGGAGTTCGGCACCGTCACCGGAGGCCATGCGTCGGTGCGCCTGGACCGGATCGACCACATCGCCACCGACTGGATCAACGCCGACGACGTGACGACCACAGGAGTTCCCGATGGCGAGTGAGCAGCACCTGTACGGCATCTGGCACACCAACCCGGACAACCCCCGCCTGGGTTCATGGGTGAGCGTGCGCGGCCACATCATTGCCGACACCTACGAGAAGGTCCGTGACCTGGGCCTGCCCGGCCACGTCCGCGCGCTCGCTCCTGCGATCACCGCGGAGGCGTTCCTCCGCGACTCCGTCTCCCCCACCCCATCCCCGCTGAGCACCGAGGAGAAGTAGATGTCCACCAAGACCGAACTGGAGACCGAGAACGCCCGGCTGCGCGCCCAGCTGGAAGCCGCAGCCGGGCCCATGCCCGAGAGTGAAGAGCTGATGGAGGTGGTAGCCCACAGCATCCACCAGGCCCACCTCGACCACGCCGAACCCGGCGAGGACGCCCCCGTGCGCTTCGACGACCTCGAGGAGACGCGCCAGCAGGCGCTTCGCGAGGCAGCCCACCAGGTGCTGTCCGACCTGGCGCTGCGCCGGTGGATCAGCGACCCCGCCCAGGAACGCGAGGCCAACCAGCTGCGCGAACAGCTCACCGCCCGCGACGCCACCATCGCCGGGCTGCGCGCGTCCATGGACGCCGCCGGCGCCCACCCGGCCGACGGCGGCTACGACAAGGGGCACTCCGACGCCGCGCATAAGGCGGCCCGGATGCTGGCGCGCGCCACCGGCCGCCAGACTTCGCTCGTTGATGAGATCCGCGCAATGGGCGCCGACCCGAACGCCCCCGTCCTGTGACCGGGGCCGGGCCGGACGCCGCGGTGGTGACGGTGTCGATGCCCTACCACGGCACCCCGGGCACCGTCCGGCGTGCGGTGGACGCGGTCCTGGCCCAGACCATGCCGCGTCTGCGCCTGGTCGTGGTCAACGACGGCGACCGTGGCGCCCCGCCGTGGGAGGCGCTCGCGGACATCACCGACCCGCGCCTGCACCGGGTGAATCTGCCCGACCAACGGGGCCGGTACTACTGCGACGCCGTCACCCTGGCTGCGTGCACCACCCCGTGGTGGACCGTCCACGATGCCGACGACGCCGCCGACCCGGCCTGGCTGGAGGCGATGCTGGAGGCGGCCGACGGCCAGGGCGCGGACGTGGTGCTCACCGCCCAGACCGTGCACCACCTGGACGGGCAGGTGTATGAGGAGCAGCCTCTGCCGTGGCAGGAGGGCGCCTACCGGCACCACGCCCACATGGCCGGCCTGTGGTCCACCGCCTTCCTGCGCTCCGTGGGCGGACCGCACCCCGGCTACCGGGTGGGGTGGGACACCATGCTCACCGGCACCGCCCTGGCCATGGGGGCGGCCACCATCCTGGACCGGCCGCTGTACACCCGGTACCGCCGCCCCGGGTCCCTCACCAGCTCCCCCACCACCGGGATGCGCTCCGCGTACCGTCGCACCGCGGTGGCTGAGCTGCGCCGGCTGTGGCCGCTCATGGTGGCCGCCGCCCCGCACGGGCCCGGCGCGGTGCGCCAGGTCCTGGCCAGCAGCCGGATCCGCGGGGACTGGGACGCGGTCACCGACCAGGCGCTGCGCCTGCACCGGCCCGCCGCCCTGGATGAGCCCGGCCTGTGGTCGGGGTGGGCCCTGGACGCGCCGGGCGCCCAGCTCGTGCACTCCCGCCTGATCGGGCGGCGCCCGCGCCTGATCGTGGAGGCCGGGTCCGGCGCCAGCACGGTGCTGCTCGCCGAGTACGCCCGCACCGCAGGGGCCCGCGTGGTGTCCCTGGAACACCAGGCTCAGTACCGCGAGGCCACCGCCCGGCTGCTGGCCGAGCGCTGCCTGGCCGACTATGTGGACCTGCGCCTGGCCCCGCTCATGTCCACCCCAGCCGGGCCCTGGTACCACACCCCTCTCCCCGACGGGATCGACCTCGCCCTGGTCGACGGCCCACCCGAGGGCGCCGGCGGACGGGCGGCCGCGCTCCCCGAACTCCTCGCCCACCTGGCCGAGGGTGCGGAGCTGGTCCTGGACGACGCACACCGGCCGGGCGAGCGCACCGCGCTCGCCCAGTGGGAGCGCCTGGGCGCGGCCGTTACCTTCCGCCGCGAGGGCGCGGGCAAGACCGTGGCGCTCGTGCACCCCCCGGCTCGACGCCGAGCAGGTGCGGAGCAGATGGTGGTGACCCTGCTGACCGGGCACCGGCCCGCCCTGCTGCACCGCGCCCTGTCCAGCCTGCGCGGCCTGCACCCCCACCTGCTGGAGGAAGCCCGCGTGGTGGTGCTGCACAACGGCGCTGACGACGCCACCGCCGCGGTGCTGGACGCCCACGCCGACGTGATCGACGAGCACCTGGTCCACACCGGCCCGCTGCTGTCCTGCGGGGACGCGACGAGCCGCCTCGCGGCGGCCGCGGCCGCCAGCAACCGCCGGTTCTGGCTGCACCTGGAGGACGACTGGCAGGCCCAGCCCGGCCCGGCCGAGTGGCTGGAGCAGGCCTGCCGCATCCTGTCCGCCGACCCGGGCGTGCATCAGGTGCGGCTGCGCCACACCACTGAGCAGGTGCTGGCCTGGCACATGGTCACCCGCCGCCCCCTGCACTGGGAGCCCCTGTCCGGGTACCGGCGCGCGGCCGAGGCGCACTGGACGCTCAACCCCAACCTGACCCGCACCGCCGACATCCCGCTGGTGTGGCCCGCGGACGGTGAGCGCGAAGTGCAGCGGCGCGCCCACGCCGCCGGGCTGCGCGGCGTGGCCCAGCTCGTCCCCGGAGTGTTCACCCACATCGGCCAGGACGCCTCGCTGCGCGAGCGCACCGGCTGCCCCATCTGAGAGGAGACCCCTCGTGCAGGCACCTGCCGTGGACGGGGTCAGCGTCGTCATCCCCTGGCGGCCCGACGGCGACGACCGCCTGCGCGCGCTCGCCTACGTCCTGGACCGGCTCACCCGCGAACACCCCACCTTCGACGTCGTCCTGGGCGAGACCGACCACGAGGGGCCCTGGTGCAAGGCCGCCGCGGTGAAGGCCGGGCTCGCCCGCACCCGCGGGGACCTCGTCGTGGTCCACGACGCCGACGTGTACACCACCGGACTGGCCGCCGCCGTGCGCGCCGTCGGGGAGGGTGCGCCGTGGGCGGTGCCGCACTGGCACGTCCACCGGCTCACCGCCGCGGCGACGGCGCGGGTGCTCACTGGCGGCCCACTGGAGGGCACCATCGGCGAGTCCGTGCACCGGCGCCTGGACCGGCCCTCCTACGTCGGCTACGCCGGCGGCGGCATCACGGTCCTGCCCCGCGCCACCTACGCGCGGGTGCCCTTGGACCCGCGGTTCGTCGGGTGGGGGCAGGAGGACGAGTCGTGGGAGCACGCCCTGACCACCCTGGCCGGGTCCTGCTGGCGCGGCCAAGCCGACCTGTGGCACCTGTGGCACCCGCCCCAGCAGAGAATGACCTCCCGGTGGGGGAACCCCGAGGGGGCCGAACTCGGCATGCGCTACGAGCAGGCCCGCCGCCGCCCCGAGCAGATGCGCGCGCTGATCGACGGAGCCCTCCATGCCAACGCCGAGTGAGCGCGGCCTGGACCTGCGCGCCCGCACCCTGATCGCCGCCGACGACCGGCGGATCCGGCGGGCCCTGCGCCGCATCCCCTCGGCTGAGCGCCGCCGCAGCCCCGACGCCGCCTACTTCCAGGCCGCCCGCCTGGTGGCCGAGCACGACGCCAGCACAGAACAGGCACGGCGCCGTCACCGACAAGTGCTCGCCCGCCCGGCCGCCCGCGCCGCCTACATCGGGGCCTGGGCAGTGGCGGCCGCGGTCGCGGGCGGGCTCGGCTGGGCCCTGGTGCGGGCGCTTACCGGAACCGCTTGATCCACAGGTTCGACGGTGCCCGCACCGAGGTGGCGGTGGCATTGCTGGTGACCTGCGCCCACCGCAGCTGCAGGCGACCAGGAGTGTCACCCGTCCTCAACAGGCCGTTCTCCAAGATGGAGTTGCCGATGGTGGCGTGCGTACCATAGGTGCGCTCGGTCACCCAGTTCGCGGCCGCGTTCTGCACCGTCGCGCTGCCCGAGGTGGGGGTCGTGGACACGCCCGCGCCGAACACCCACCGGCCGCCCGCCTCCGCGTTCGTCGGGATCGACCAAGCCAGCTTGATGTCACCGGACTCGCTACCAGTGGCGTGCAACGCCAGGATGATCCGGTAGGTGGCGTGCGCCTCCACATCCACCCACAGCTCGGTGTCGTCGACCAGCGTGGTGCTGTTGGTGACGGACTGGTCGGCTTCCTTGATGATCAGCTGCTCGTCCGGTTCGACCAGGTCGGTGGTGCCCACGATCATCCACCCGCGGCGGCCCGCCGGGACCAGCAGGACGCGGTCGCCCGCCCGAGGCCGGTAGTGGGCCAGAGACGGGAACCGCTTGGTGGTCACCGTCTGCTCGCCGTCGAACTGCACCCGCGCCGGGCCGTACCCGGTGTGGGCGTAGTCGATCGTGGCGGTGCGCGGCGCCCGGTTCTGAGGCAGGCGGGCGAGTACGTGCCCGGTGATCGCGGACAGGAACTCCTCAGTCGCGAGCAGGCCCAACGCTCAGCCCTCCCTCGTCCGGGGCAGCCGCTTCCCCACCCTGCTCAGGGTCCGCGGTGTGCGGTGCTGGGGCCGGGGGCGCGCCGACGTTCACGGCCTCATCCGCGAAGGCCAACCACCGGTCCCGGTGCAGCTCCCCACAGGGCCAGCACTTCGACCCGTAGCTCCCGTCCGCGTGCTCGTGGAGATCGATCTGGTACGGCGTGCCGCTGGCCGGGCACCCGGGGGTGCGGCAGATGACGGTCGCGGGGACCTTCATCCACTCGTCCGTGCTGTCCGGCCACTCCTGGTCATCCCTCGCACGGACTGCCTGCTCCTGCAGGTACACCCGGAACTCGGACGCTTCGGCCGCGTACTCGGCGTGTGTGGGTATGGGCACTGTCGCAGTCTCCTTCACTGGTCTCGCCAGGCCAGCCAGCTGGCGTTGGTGTCGGCGCCGTTCGTCCGGTAGAGCCAGGCGGTGAACCCGTCCTTGGACACGCTCGTCACGGAGATCTCCTTGACCCGGCTGCCGGGGTAGGCCGAGTGGGCGGTGACCTGCACCTGCACGCTGCCGTCGCCCCGCAACCCCAACCCCGTCACCTCGATCGGGGTGGGCACCCCGGGCTCGGGGGTGAAGCGGATCAGGCCGGTCTGGATGTTGCCGGCGCTGATCGCGCCGGTCACGATGACGTCGCCCTCGAACACACGTGCCACCGGCTCCTCCTCCTATGCGCGGTTGCGTGCGGCCAGCCACCGCACCGGGGTCGCCGTGGTGTTGGTCCTGTACAGCCACACCGTCAGGCCGGTAGCGGACACGTCCGAGACGGACGTCTCGAGCACCCGGCCCCCGGGCAGCGGGCCGGGGAAGGCGGTGTTCGGGGTGGTCCAGGCGTGCACCGTCCCGGTCCCCGCCAGGTTGAGGCCGGTGATGGCCATGGACGTGGGCGTGTTGGCCACCGGGGTGATGGTCACCATGCCTTGGGCGAAGTTTCCGGCGGCCAGGGCGCCGCTGATGCGCAGGGCGGGCAGCACGTCAGTCATCATGCTCCTCGGATCGCGAGCCAGTGGATGGTCGTGGCAGTCGAATTCCTGCGATACCCCCAGAGGGTAAAGCCGTCGGGTGTGGGGTTACGGACGGACGCCTCCTCAAACGTGCTGCCGGGCACCCCCGACAACGGGGTGACCTGGACGCGCACCGCCCCGGTGCCTTGAAGATCCAGGCCGGTCACCTCGATGGGGGTGGGCACGTTCGGCACCGGCGACAACGTCACCGACCCGAACTTGATGTTCCCGGCTTCCAGGGCGCCGGTCACGGTGACGTCGCCGACCTCGATCGTCGGGTCGGATCCGGCGGTCAGGGAGATGACCCTCCTGGCCCGGTGCTCCATGGTGGCGCCGGCCTCCAGGGTCATCTCCCAGGTGTGCTCGGAGTAGGTGCCCGAGATCGCCAGGCCCTCGAAGGCGAGCTTGTACACGTCGTTGCCGTCGTGGACGGGCATCAGCGCGGTGCGGAACGTGACCGCCTCGTACACCTGGGAGGCCTCGAAGGCGAGCCTCGCGGCGCGCTCGATCATCGCCGCTTCGGAGGCGGCGTCCTCGTCGCCGCGCACGTCGCTGATGACCCGGCCGCGCCGCACCGTCGACGTCGGGCTCGCGGGGTCGGAGTTGCGGTACGTGACGGTGATGACGGGCTCGTCGGGCTCGGACTTGATCAAGGTCCACTGGTTGGGGATGGCGTGCAGGTCGCGCTCGCGGACCACCCGGGGCAGCATCACGGACTCGTCGTCGTCGGCGTAGGTGTACTCGGCCGGGCGCTCGGCCGGCGAGACGTACGGGCGCACCACACCCCGGCCGTCGGCGTCGAAGCTCATGGACTCGTAGGCGATCATGTCGAGCAGATCGTTGACGATCGTCAACCTGGTGGTGTCGGGGTCCCACTCGCGCACCCCCACCAGCTGCTCCGGTGAGGGGGTGATCGCCACGTCGGTGATACCGCCCTCGCGCAGCACGTGCCGGACCACGCCGGTGACCAGGTTGAGGGGGTTATCCGTCATGCGGAACTCACCGAAACGCAGCTCCGGAGCGACGTTCGTGTTGTCGGCGAACGCCGAGGCAGTGAACCCGACGAGCCCGGACCCGATCGGGCCGACGGTCACCTCCTCCTCGACCATCCACTCCGCGGGCTCCGGAGTGCCGGGCGCCCAGACCTTGCCCTGCACGACCTGGTCGATGACCCTGGCCCGCACGTTCAGCAGCTGCCCCGGGGTGTAGGTCACCGACGTGGCGACCGTGGCGCCGATCTGGGTGGTCTGCCGGGTGACGGACAGCGACACTGTCGAGTCCGGGTTCAGGTGCACGCGCATCCGGTAGTAGGCGCTGTTGGACTGGTAGCGCAGCATCACCCCGGGCAGGAACGACGCGCCGGTCGCGGTCTGGTCCGCGCCCAGGGTTGCGTACACGTCCACGTCCGAGTACGACGAGTTGAAGCCCTGGGCGCGGATGATGCTGCGCTGGGCGGTCAGGCGCACGAACGCATACCCGCCGCCTGCGACGGTCACGCCGCGCACGGTGTCGGCGAAGAACGCGAACGCCCACTGGTGGCCTGAATCGGACCATCCCCAGGAGCCGTCGCTGACGTCGCGCACGAATCCATCAGAGACCGCGAGCAGCCCCTCGGTGGTGAACCGGGTGGGCAGCTGCTCGTCCTCCAGGACCTTGAGCTGGTCGTAGCCCTCGATGTCGCGCCACACCGCCCCCATGTCGTCGGTCTCCTGCTGGGGGGTGGTCAGCAGGAACACGCCTTGCGGCCATTCCACGTAGTCCTGGGGGCCGTAGGGAGGGATCCACAGCCGGATCCACGGCTTGATCCGGTCGGACAGGTAGTCGACCAGACCGCCGCCGACACGCACCTTGAAGTTGGCCTGCCGCTTGATGGTGGACAGCCAGTTCTGCATGATGCGGCACGAGGCGACCTCGCTCATGTCGCGGAGCTTCTGGTTCCCCTTGTCCAGCAGCTCGTAGCGGAACGTCACCGTCCTGCTGCCGGTGAGCCCCTTCAAGGCGGCGAGGATGTCGGCCTCACTGCGGCCGTTGGGGTTGCGGGGCCCCTGCGGGGGGCGCACGGTCTGCATCAGGCACCGCCCACCACGGTGGCCGCGTCCACCCGCGTCGCTGTGAAGGAGACCTGGTAGCCCCACTCCTGGTCGGACTCGGAATGGTCATCCAGGGTGGACACGAGGAGCCTGCCGCGGTTGTCGCGGATCACGACCGGGCGCGCCGAGCGGTGGAAGGCGCGCAGCTCGCGCAGCTGGGCGTCGGCCCAGGGCCCGTTGCCCACGTCCACGACCACACCGAAGGTGTCCTCCCTGTGCTCACCGAACTCCGTGACGGGGGCCTGGCGCCCGGCGAAGAACGTGGACTCCTGCGCCAGGCGCTCGGTGTAGGTGCGCTGGGCCTTCCCGAACAGGAACCGCCTGGCGGTCCCCTCAGGGTCCGAGGGGTAGTGCATCCACACCCCGTGGAAGCCCACCGAGCCCTCCACCGGCTCGGAGTCGGCCCTCGCCCCATCCTCGGCCAGGGCCCGCGCGAAGAAGGCGTACTCCCTGCCAGACGCGGTGAGGTAGTCGCGGAAGGAGGACCCTGCGCCGATGGTCGCGACGAGCACCGGGGTGGGGTTCTCCACGTCGGAACGCCAGATCTCGTTGGTGGAGGGGATGGGCACGTCCGTCGCCGACCTGAGCACGACGTTGTCGACGTACAGCACCATGGTGTCCGGCGGCGCCACGAGCGAGGGCCCGTACCCGGCGTGGGTCGCGCCCGCCGGGGCGGACGCGGTGTGCTCCTGCAGCGTCCACTCCGCCGCGGTGATGGCCACGTCCGAGGAGGAGGTGGAGATCAGCTGTCCGGCCTCGTCGTACCAGGTGATGAACCGGCGCAGATCCGAATGCCCGAGTGGGGAGTAGGCCCGGTAGGAGACGGTGTAGCGGACGTGCTCGGTGACCGGGACGCGGTGCTCGGCCGCCGGCCGGATCCCGGCCAGGGGCGGGGTGCCGTTGACGGTCACCTTGCCCGAGAAGGCGCCGCTGAACGCCTGCTCTGCGGAGCGCTCCAGCCGGACGGACTCGTCTAGGCGCAGGACCGCTACCGCCATGGCGTCGGCGGGGCCGTCGTTGTCCAGCGTGTACGCCGTGGTGGCCCCGGAGGTGGTGTGCACCTCATAGCCCACGAAGATCTGCCGGTCGGGGTTGATCAGGACGGTGACCGCGGGGTCGATCGTGCGGGTGCCGCTCTCCACCGTGTGGCCGATGTAGAGCACCCAGTCGCCCGGCTCGACCGCGATCGAAGGCGAGGCCACCGCAGTGTCAGTGTCGGCCGTCGCGACCGTCCAGGAGTTGAAGGACTGGATGTTGTCCAGGGCGAGGATGGCGGCGGAGTGCCACTGGGTGGCCGCCCAGGTCACTGTGTAGTTCGCGGGCTCGGCGGAGGCGGTGCGGGTGTACACCCACAGCCCGTGCTGATCCGAGGTGCCGGTGGCCCCCAAGGCGTGCGCCTGATACGCGGACCAGCCCGCAGGCGGGGTCGGGGCCTGGTCATAGTTGGACGCCAAGATCAGGAAGAGCTGGCACCCGTCGACGGCCTGGGCCGGGACCGCCACCGTGTTGGTGTTGTCGAAGGACATGTGGTGGCTGTTGCCCAGCAGCTCGTTGGCCGCTGAGGGCTCCCACCCGTCCGTGCTGGTCTCGAAGCCTCCGTCCAGGCTGGACAGCTCCTGGCCCGGCTCCGGATTGGTGACCTCCACCCGGATGTAGGCGCCCTCCGCCTCGGGGTGGTCGTCGGTCAGGTCGTCGGTGACCGAGACCAGCGCCACCACCGGCGTCTCGGGGTCGGAGTAGTCCGGGGTGACCAACCTGGTGGCGGTCGAGGACGCGACCCCGGCGGCGCGGGCGGTGACCTCCACTCGGTGCTCGACCTCGCTGGTCAGGCCGGTGACCAGGTGGCTGGTCGCGGTGGAGGCGACCCACCCGGTGTCGGAGTGCAGGGACTCGTCCTCGGTGCGGTGGACGGCGACACGGTAGGAGTCCTGGGTGGCGCCGGTGACCGACCATGCGATCTGCACGTCCGCGGTGACGATGCCGTCCTCGTTGTCGGTGGCCGGCACGGTGATGGAGACGTTGCCCGACGCGGACGTGGAGAAGGTCGCGTGCTCGGACCACGGCCCCTCGGTGTCCAGGGCATCCCACGTGCGCACCCGCCACCGGTAGGACTGGCCGTTGGCCAGGGTAGCGGCGGGCAGTTGGTGACCGGGGGTGGCGCTGGAGATCTTCCCGGAGTCGTAGTCCAGGGTGTTCCCGACGACCTCGTACACCTCCAGTTGGAAGGAGCTTTGGGCGTCGCCGGGGTTGGGGTCGCGGAAGGTCCAGGAGAAGTCGGCGGCTCCGGTGGCGTCGAAGTTCCCGCGCGCGCCCAACACCGGCTGGAGCGGGGGCAGGTTGAGCGTGTCGACCACCGTGAGCAGGCTGTGCGCGCCGCCTCCGGAGGCCTGCTCGGCCACGGAGATCAGAACCTGCTGCCCGGTCAGGGCGCCGCGGTGGACCCGGATGGCGTGCAGGGTGGAGCCCACCGTGCCCAGGCCGGCGGCGACCTCGACCTCGTCGCGTCCGGCCTGGCCGGTGGACAGGTCCACGTGGGTGCGCATCAGCCGCCGGGGGTCGGCGGCGTCCACGTAGTAGATCCACACCAGGTGCGAGGCCGGGTCGTAGACCGCGTCCCACGCCGAGCTGGTGGCCAGTTCGGCCGGGGAAGGCATGGACGCGATGTCCTCGCTGTCCAGGCGCACGTCCGCCAGAACGACGAACTCCGAGGAGGTGCCGGTGTTCTGGCGGTGCTTCACGGTCAGCCCGAAGTCGTCGGACGAGCTGGCGTGCACGGTGACGAACTGGCTGGTCGAGACCGGCACCGTCCTGGCCTTGGCGTCGCCGTCCTTGACCGCGAACCCGCTGGTGGTGTCGATCGTGCGCGCCGTGCTGGAGAACCCGGTGCCCGAGGGGTTGAGGACATAGCGGGCCACGGACTGCGCGCCGTTCGCGCTCAGGCGGTGGTGCTTGGCCGCGGAGGTGACGTACCCGCGCGCCGACCCCGGCTCGGCCCGGGTAATGTCCAGCAGCGTCGAGGTCTCGTTGACGTAGTTGTTCCACCCGTTCGCGGCCGCGGCCTCGATGAGCGTGCCCTCGGCGTCACCGACCCCGCGCAGTACCTGCCCCGAACCGGTCAGGAGCGCGTCACAGGAGATCAGCGCGTAGGCCGTCTGCGCGCCGGTGTTGGATCCGGCGTCGTGGCCCACCACCGCCACGATGGTGCCGCGGGCGCCGCCCTGGGGGTGCCAGGCGGCGGCGATGTTGTTGACGAGCCCGTCGTAGGCGGGCAGCGCGGCGGTGCGCATGCCCCCCACGGTCCAGGTGTGCCCGGCCCCCTTGATGTAGGAGCGGCAGTTGAGCTGGTTGTGGTTCCCGCCGTCGTTGATGACGTGCACGTTGTCGCTGGCGTCCGCGCACAGGGTGAAGGACTGGGCGCCCCGGCGGGCGGCCACAGAGGAGATCGAGTCGACCACCCTGGCTGTGGTGCCGTCGTGGTGGACCACGTCCATCGTCAGCGGCCCCGGTGCGGACTGCGAGGCCACCAGCATCACGTGCGTGCCGTCGCTCAGCTGCGCGGCCGCGCCCGAGCTGAGGTCGAGCAGGTGCTTGGTCACCGACGCCACGTACAGCGCCGGGGCCGGACCGGAGGAGTGCGCCGCGGTGCGGACCGTCTGCCACTCCAGGCTGATCGGCGCGGCCCCCGTGCGGTTGCGGCTGGAGACGGCGACGTAGCGCAGGGTCGCGGTCGCGTCCAGCGCGGCCAGGTCGGCGCCGCCGATCCCGGCCCGGACCTCCGCGGACCCGGAGGCGTTCACGCCCACGACCTGGGCCCGGCGGGTCAGGGCCGCCAGCTGGGCGCGGGTACGGAAGTCGCCGGTGTTGACCAGGCTGCCCCAGTTGAACTCGCGCAGCTCCAGGTCCCGGATGGTGCGGCTGCCCGCCACCCCGTCATTGCGCAGGCGCACATAGGCGGCCACCGGCGTGGAGCCGGCGTCGACCACCCACGCGAAGGACAGGAACGCCTGCCACACGAAGTACGTCCCCGACCCGAGGGACTGGCCGATGTAGAGCAGCGGGTCTCCCGACTGGGCGATCAAGTTCGATCCCGACAGCGCGGAGGAGTAGGACCCGGAGGAGGACTCGATGTAGCCGTAGGCGCTCCCCGCGGTGACGATGGTGGTGCTCACCGGCCCGCCTCCCGCACCGAGGCCGTCTGGACGGCGATGGCCTCCACCGACCCTGGCCCGGTGGGCGGGTTGATCAGCCGCAGCTGGGGGCGGCCGCGGTGCGCACCGGTCCACACCAGCGCCTCACCGGCTGGCCCTTCGGCGATGTGGCCGATCCTCACCTGCCCCGTGGGGGTGTCGAGCAGGAGCGCGCCGTCGTCGGCGCGCCCTGGGTGGGCAGCCCAGACCTGGGCCGGGTGTGTGTCCATCAGGGTGCTCCCACGTGGGTCTTGCTGCCGTGCATCCGGCTGACGGGCCGCAGGTCCTCGAAGACCGCGGTGACCTTCTTCATGTCGTCGAAGTCCTTGGACTGGACGTAGACGTTGACGGTGTCGATGTGCATGCCGCTGCCCGCCTGCGCCTGGGCCTTGAGCTGGTCCAGGGTCTGGACGGTCTCCATCTGGCCGGACATGTTGACCGCGGCTGACCGGTCGGGCAGCAGGCCGCCGGTGTCGCGCAGGTGGGCGGGGAAGACGCTGCGCAGGGTGCGGGTGCGGTCGCCTTCGAGGAGCGAGGCGGTCTCGGCGCGGTCCTGGTTCCAGAACGCCGCCAGGTCGGACAGCCGGGCGATCTCGGACAGGTCGATGGACGCGCGCCGGTCGACCATGCCGCCGTCGGCGAACGCGGGCTGGCGGTAGGAGGAGGCACTGCGCATGTACCCGGTCTGGCGCCTGACCGAGTCGGACTCGTTTCCGCCGATCGTCGTGCCGCGCTCAGGGTCCTCCACGATGTTGATGTGGCCGTCGTCCGACCGGTACAACGCGAGCGAGCCCGGCATGGGGTCGGCGGTGCGCGGAAGGTTGCGGTACGACCTGACCAGGGGCTTCCACGGGACGGCGTCCAGGGCGTCGTAGGCGCCGGCGCGCTTGAACGTGGTGCCGACGAAAGCGCCGCACCACGGCCAGGACCCGCCCATGTAGGGGCGCATGAACTCGTTCGGCCTGCCCGACTTGCCGATGTGCTTCTTGGCTTCGGCGACCACGGCCATGCCGTCGCCGCCCTCGAGCAGCGCCTTGTGCTGGGCGACCACATCGGTGATCGCCCCGGCCCACGCCCGCGCCTGGTGGTAAGCGGACCCGGGCAGGGTCTGGCCGCGCCCGTACCGGTTGCCGACCATCTCCGCCATCGGGCCGAGCGCGGCCTTGGCGGCCTCCGGTGCGCCATCCTTGAAGTAGCCCTTCTTCGCGGCGGCGAACTGGTTGACCAGGCCGACGACGCCGCCCTCGCTGAACGCGCCCACGCCCTTCATGAGCAGCTGGAAGGCGTTGCCGCCGAGCCGGTTGGCGGCGTCGATGAACGCCTTGCCGCCAAGCCCGCCGGTCGCCTCCGGGGTCAGCACGCCCTCGCCGTCGCGGAACAGCGCCAACCTGTTGTCGGTGCGCGAGTATCCGGGCTGGACGCCGCCGCGGCGCATGTCTACCAGGCCGCCGTCCTGGAACCGGGGCATGGCCATCGCGGGCATCCCGGACAGGCCGGGGACCTTGGAGGCCACGCGGTTCCACACGCCTCTCAGCCCGGTGTTGTACACCGGGCTGATCAGGTACCGCACGGGGTCGGCGGTGACCTTGCGCAGACCCGACCACTCCCGGCCCACCCCGCGCACCGTGCGCCTGAACGCCCCGATCGTGTTGGAGGACATGAGGGAGAACACGCGGTTCATGGCCGTGACCAGGGACGCTCCGTCGCGGCCGATCTTGCGGACCATCTGGCTGAACTCGGTGGTGGCGCCGTGGCCCATGACGGAGAAGGCGCGCACGGTCGCGACGGTCAGCGCGGCCAGCACCCCGCCCTGGTTCGCGGCCATCTGGCGGGTGATCGCGACCAGCCCCGAGGCCATCACCTGGTAGGCCTGGTGGACGCGCACGGCCGTGGTCGCGATGCTGAAACCGAAGTCGCGCGACATCGCGGCGTTGGAGGCCGCGACCCGGGTGCGCATGCCCACCATCGCTGACACCACGGCGGTGGCCATGGTGACCATCTGGGTGGCCATCGCCGCCGCCATCAGCGCGGCTTCCTTGGCGGCCTGGCGGTTCATCTCGGCGGCGCCGCCGCCGACCCCGGGGGCGAGCTTGTCGGTCTCGGCGATGATGTCGCGGACCATGTCCGGCACGATGCTGTTGCCGACCAGGGTGTCGTACATGTCCTGGAAGCGGCCGATGGTGTTGTCGTGGAGCAGGTCGAGCTGTTCCTTGGCCTTCTCGCCCAGGCTCACGAGCTCGGCGACGATCGCTTCCTTGATCGCCGCCCAGTGGCGCTGCGCGGTCTTGCCGAGGTTGACGAACTGCTCGCCGACGAAGAGGGACAGCTCCCACAGGATCGACCCGAACGACGCCATGAGCGCCCAGCCGACGCGGGCGACCATGCCGGGGATGGACAGGATCAGGGTGCCGATCGCGCGACCGAACGCGGCCAGCAGTCGCGGCCCCCAGTCCTGTTCGATCTGCCGTTCGATCTTGCCGGGCCCGTCGGCCTCCTCGAAGGAATCAGCGGTCTGGGCGGGGGCGCCGGTCGCCCACGCCACGAACCGCTGGGTGAGCGCCTTGAGCCGGTCCGGGAGGCTGTCGGCGAACACCTCGATCCACTCGGCGAACTTGACCGACCAGGCGTCCAGGCGGGCGGGCAGGCCCTCAGCGACGCCCTCGATCCACGTCGTGACCTTCGTGGTCCAGTTCTCCAGCCGCTCCGGCAGAGACTCGGCGTAGGCCTCCATCCACTCGGTGAAGCGCAGGCCGAAGCCGTCGATGCCCTCCAGGGTGCGGTCCCACAGGCCGCCCGCCCACGTGGTGACCTGGGTGGTCCAGGTGTCCAGTTGCTCGGGCAGCTCGGCGGCGCGCTCCTCGATCCACGTGCGCAGGCTGGCCTTGAACTCGTCCAGGCGTTCCTCGGTGTCGGCCCACAGCTCGGCACCCCAGGTGATGAACTCCTGGGTCCAGTCGGGCAGGTTCTCCCGGATCGTGCCGGGCACCCCGGCCAGCCACAGGCCGAACCGGACCAACCACTCGGTGAGCTCGGCGCGCAGCTCGCGCTCCGCGTCCACGACCCAGTCCGCGAACGCGGGGATCCACTCGGTGCGGGCCTTGCGCTCGATGACCGGGCCGACCTCGACCAGCCAACCGGCGATCGCGCGGGGCAGCTCGATGAACTGGAGCTTGAGGGCGCCCCAGAGGAGCTTCGCTCCGACCGTGGCGGTGGTGACCAGGTGGTCCCACCCCGAGGACAGGATCTTCTGGGCGCCGTCCCAGACCTGGCCCCAGTCACCGGACATCAGCCCGGTGATGATGTCGATCCAGCCCTCGAACTGGGCGACGGCGTTGTCGGCCCAGGAGCCGATCAGCTCACCGAACAGATCCAGCCGCTCGCCCGCGAAGTCCCAGAGAAACCCCCACCGGTCGCCCAGTTCCTCCGAGTTGTCGCGCAGCCACCGCAGCCAGCCCACGATCCGGTTGACGTGGGGCTCGGTGGCGTCGCGGAACTGGCGCCAGCCGCCGACCAGGGCGGGGAAGAGGGTGCCGACCAGCCAGCCGCCCACCGTGCCGGCGACGTCCTCCAGGCGCTCCCAGCCCCACACCAGGCCAGGCCAGATGTAGCGGCCGAAGAAGTCTCTGGCGCGTCCCCCGGCGCGCTGCACCGCCTCCCACGCCCCGACGAGGATGGTGCGGAAGGTCGTCGATCTTCGCCATGCGGTGACCAGGGCGGTGCCGACGGCGCCGATGGCCAGGATCGTCCAGCCGACGGGGTTGGACAGCAGACCGAACGCGGCGGCGAACCCGGCGACGGCGCCCTTGGCGGCCAGGAAGATGCCGACGGCCGCGGCGACGATGCCTGCGAAGGTGCCCACCACGCCGAGCACGCTGGTGATGGTCTCGGAGTGCTCCTCCAGGAACCCGGTCAGGCCGCGGATGGCGCCGGTGAACACGCCCACGAGGGAGGCGGCGCCGGACAGCACGCCCATGTCGCCGATGGCCAGCCACAGGCCCTCGATCGCCGACCGGGCGCCCTTGACCTGGCCGGCCAACCCTTCCATCTTGATGGCGGCCATCTCCGCGGCGGCGCCCTCAGCGTTCTCCAGCTCACCGGTGAAGGTGCGCAGGTCGCCCGCGCCGCGCTCCAAGACCGCGAGCATCGCCGGTCCGGCCTCGACGCCGAAGATGGTCAGCATGTCGCTGACGTCGGCGCCCGCGCCCTCGAGGTCGCCCATGATGTCGGCGAACGGGCGCATCTTGCCCGTGCCGTCGTCGATGGTGACGCCGAGGGCGTCGAGCTTGTCCTGGACCGCCTTGGTGGGCTGCAGGAGCCGGGACAGGGCACCGCGCAGGGCGGTGCCGCCCTGCTCGCCCTGGATGCCGGCGTCGGCCATCATGCCGAGCGTCGCGGCGGTCTCCTCCAGCGACATGCCGGCCGCGCTCGCGACGGGGCCCACATATTGGAAGGCGGCACCGAGTTGCTGGACGTTGGTGTTCGCCGAGCTGCTGGCCTTGGCCAGGACGTCGTTCAGACGGCCCAGCTGGTTCACCTTCAGGCCGAACCCGGAGAGCACGTTGCTGGCGATGTCCGCGGCCTCGGCCAGGTCCAGGCCGCCCGCCGCAGCGAGGTTGAGCACGCCAGGCAAGGAGTCCATGGACTCCTGCACGGAGAACCCGGCCATCGACAGGTAGCCGAGCGCGTCTGCGGCCTCCGACGCGCTGAACTGTGTGGTGGCGCCCATCTCGCGGGCCAGGTCGGAGAGCTGTGACAGCTCTTGGCCGGTCGCTCCGGAGACCGCTGCGACGTTCTGCATGGAGGCCTCGAAGGCCATCCCCACGCCCAAGACCTGGGCGCCCATCAGCCCGGCGGCCAGGCCTACGGCACCGACCACGGGGTTGAGGAGCATGCCGAACCCGGCGATCCCGGACCCGAACCCGGTCTTGAACCCGATGCCGGCGCGGGCCCCGGACCCGTCGACACCGCCGACGAGCGCCCCGCCCAGGCGCTCGCCCTCCTTGACGAAGTGCCCGCGGCTGTCCCTGAGCCTGCCGTCGGCGCCGCGGGTGAACCTCTCCCCCGCCTCCGCGCCCGCGCCGCCCAGCGCCGCGCCGAGCTGGCCGCCCGTCCCGGCCAGCCCGACGGCCAGGGCCCCGCCGATGTCGGAGCCCTGCCGGACGAAGTGCCCGCGGCTGTCGCGCAGCCGACCGTTGGCGTCTCGTGTGAACTGCTGGGCCGCCTGGCCCCCGGCGGCGCCGAACGCCGCGCCGAGCTGGCGCTGCGTCTGGGCCCCGGCCAGGCCGGTGGCCACACCGGTAGCGAACCCCTGCGAGGAGTGCTGCCCGATCCGGCCCGCGGTCTGTGTGATGCGGGAGGAGTCGCGCTGCATGGAGCGGGCGGCCGCCGCGGCGAACCCGCCCCCGACCTGGCCGCCGACCTGGCCGAAGGAGCGGACCATGCGGCCGCGCTGGGCCGCCATGCTGCCGGTGGCCGACCCGGAGAACGCCTGGGCGAACCCTCCGCCGGCCGTGGTGCCGGCGCGGCGGGCGGCGTCGCGCTGCCGGCGGTGGTCGATCCGCGCGGACACCTCGACGTACCCCGCGGCGACGCGGACGTCGCCGCCGCCCGTCTGCGAAGGTGACCCCGCGCCGCCCGCTGACCGCACGACCATGCGGGGTCACCTCCCTCAGCCCAGGGCCGCCGTCATCTCGGCGACCAGTTCCGGATCCGCCCCGGGGGGAGGGCGGAACGCGTCATCGCTGGGCGGCCCGGCCCCGTGGGAGGCCTGGGAAGTAGAGGTGGTGGGGGTGGGGGACTCGTCGTTGTATTCGGCCTGCAGGCGCCCCCTCAGGGCGCCCTGGTAGTGGATGAGCTGCTCGCACCGGGAGAAGAACACCGGGGCGGGCAGCGAGCGGATGTCATCGCACTGGTGGAAGACGGAGAAGTCGCTCTCTACCTCCGCCGACGCTTGGAGGATCCACCGCCGCGCCTGGACTGCTGGGTGCGTCGACGCCTTCCACCAGATCCGGTAGGGCGCATCCGGCCCCCGCCCTGACCCTGGGCGTTCCCCGACCCCGGGCCCTTCTGGGTGGCCATGACGATGTCCATGATCCGGCTGGTGATGGCGCGCATCTTGCCCGGCGGCAGGGCCGGGTGGGTGCGCAGCACCTTGTAGCCGTCCTTGCCGAGCATGGTCTGCAGCACGAACCGGGTAGCGCTCGCGTCGCCGCGCTCGTCCAGGAGCTCCATGGCACGCACACCGATCGAGGCGGAGGGGACCTTGGGGACCTCGTACACCTTCCCGGCTACGCGGAAGACGGGCACGTACTCGACGGCGTCGGGGTCGTACTCGTCGGGGTCAGGCAGGTCGATGATGCCGTCCAGGTCATCGTCGAAGTCCTCCTCGTCCCCTTCCTCGTCGTCCTCGAAGTCTTCGTCTTCGAAGCCGCCGTCGTAGGCGTCTTCGAACTCCTCGTCGTCGAAGTCCTCCTCCAGCTCCACCTCGGCCTCGTCGGGGGTGAAGGGGTAGGGCTCGGCGGGCTCGTAGCCGCCGCGCGGCGCCTCAGAGCGGGCCTGGGTGCGGGCCTGGGGGCGGTTGTCGCCGGCGGGGCGGCGGGTGCGGGTGCGCTTCTTCGGCATGGGGTCTCCTGCGTGGATGGGTGGCGGCGCCCGGGGAGGGGCCCGGCGGCGACGCGGACGCCTGTCGCCGCCGCCGGGGGTCTGGATCAGCTGCCCGCCACCGTGACCTGGTCGGTCTCGTAGAAGATCGGGGTGGACTCGGACACGTAGTGGCCCTTGAACTCGACCGGGATCAAGCTCTGGTCGGCCTTGGCGAACACCTGCGCCACCTCGGCGACGTTGAGGACCTTGGCCACGCCCACGCGCTTGCGGTGGCCCTCGGGGGCGATGCCCTCCAGCAGCAGCGCGATGTAGGTGGGGCGGGTCGCGGAGGTGTCGTTGGACGGCTCGAATCGCTGGAACCCGACCCCGTTGGTCAAGGTGCCGCCGTTGAGCGCGAGCTGGAGGTTGCGCAGCGTGGTCTCGGCGAGGTTCGTGGAGACGGTGTACTCGGCCTCGGTGAGGCGCCGCTCCACGTCGTAGGGGGTCTGGTCGACCTCGAGCTTGGTGTACGTGGGCGAGACGCTCTTGGTGATGCCGCCGTTGGTGGCGCCCATGAACTCCCACTCGGCGGCCACCGCGGTGTCGGCCATGGGCAGGGCGATCTCGGAGTCGTCAGGGAAGGTGGCGCCCAGCAGGGCGGCGAAGAGCTTGCCCGGGCCCAGGGTCAGGCGCTCGGGCTTGATGTCGGTGTTGATGGGCATGGTGGTCTGTCCTTTCAGCCCGCGACGACCCAGAACATCTGGAGGTCGAGTTGGTAGCCGCCGATGCGCTGGGGGTCGTCAGTGACGCGGCGAGGTTCGGTGAGCACGTGCGCTTCCATGACGCGCGCGTCCTGGTACTGGGCAGGGGTGGTGACGGGCCCGAACCGGTCCCGGTCCAGGCACGCGGCGGTGATGAGGGCGGACAGGTGGCGGGCCTGCCCCCAGGGGATCTCCTGGCTGTCGGGCTGGGAGACCCAGCAGTTGATCTGGAAGACAGGCTCGCCCTGGGCCAGTTCCAGGTGGGGGGCGCCCCCGGCGATCTGGGCCTGGACGAACCCGGTCTCGGACCACAGAGAGGTGTCGCCCTCCAGTTCCTGGCCGATGAACTCCTCGGGGGGCAGGCCGGGGATGGCGGCGAGCCAGGCGTTGGCGGCCAGTTCGCTGGTGGGTAGGAACAGCTCGCTCATGCGGCCGCACCCCCCAACGCGACCTGCAGGCGGCGCTGCTTATACGCGGCCGGGCGGATGAACGGCTGCGCCTTCGTGCCCGGGTGGCGGACCATCTTCACGGGGTGGCGCGCGCCGGGCCACCACAGGGCGCTGCCCGCCTTGGCGAAGATGCGGTGGGGCCGGGTGCCGTACTCCACGAAGTGCCAGTGCGGCGCGGTGACGTACACCCGGTTGCCGCGCACCTGCACCGACCGGGCCAGGGTGCCGCGCTCCACCGGCGCGGCCCGGACGATGTCCTCGCCGATCTCGCGGGCGAGCTGGTTGACGATCCGGGCCAGGGGAACATCCAGGCGCGCCGGCCAGGAGGGGTCCATGGTGATGCGGACGATCGGTTGCGCCACGGTCTCCTCCTCTCAGCCGACCTTGGCCAGGGTCAGACGGATCGCCCCGCGGCCGAACGGGCTGCGGGGGGCGTTCATCTCCTCGACCACGTACACACGGCTGGTGGCCTCGTCGCGGATGCGGTCGCGCTCGCGCACGTCCACGTCCCCGCGCAGACGGCACCGGGTGGTGACGATGACGGTGGACCGGTTCTCGGCGGGCACCCAGATGCGCCGTTCCACGTCCAGCAGCGAGGCGGGCACCCCGGTCTTCACCGGGGTGTCGGTGTCGATGCGGTCGCCCCAGGCGTTGCGTGGGGTGTCCTCGCCGGTGGGGGTGCGCAGGATCGTCACGGTGGTGTTGGGCACGAACCCGTTGGAGGTCACAGTCGCCTCCACTGCACAGTGCCGTCGTCGTCCAGGCCGGACCCGCCCGGGTACTCGATGCCGAGCGTCTCGGCGGTGCGTACCCCGCGCAGCACCAGCGCCTGCTCCGGGGTGAGCGCGGCCACGGACTTCGTGCGGCGCCAGGACAGGGACCGCAGCGACTTCGCCGCCAGCGGCGCGAGCGTGTGCGACTCCGGGTCGCCCTTCGTGAAGCGCAACCCGTCGTGGTCGACGTTGTCGACGTCGGAGCGGCCGGTGTAGTCGACCTGCTGGGCCTGCCACGCCGCCTGGTAGGACTCCGCGTACTTCAGCAGCAGCAGGTCCTTGGGCTTGATCTTGTCCCGGATCTCCACGCTGTGGCGGGTGTGGATGACGAGCACCGGGTGGGCAGCGTTCAGTTGCTCCTGGGTCACCGTCTCGCTGGTGATCTCAGAAGCCTCTTCCGGTGTCGCCCACGTCTCCACCGGCTCAGAGCACCCGCACCTGGTAGGTGAGCGTGACGGTGCGCGCGGCCGGGTTGTGGCGGGTGTCGGTGTGGCGCGGCTGGCCCACGGGGGTGTGGCCGGCCTCGGTGGCACGGCGCACGATGATCTGGGCGTTGGCCTGGTGCCAGGAGTCGTCACCCAGGTAGGGGCAGGGTGTCTTGACGGTGAGGGCGCCGGTGTAGTGGCTGGTCCGGTCCGGAGCCTGGACGGTCTCAGCCTGGCCGGAGAGGTTGACCGCGGGCGCGCTGGCGGACAGCAGCGCCTGCCATCCTGTGGAGGCGGCGCGCGGGTCCTCCGTGGCCTGGGTCGTCCCCGAGGCGTCGGCCCCGTCGGCCTCCTCCTCGTCCTCTTCGTCGAAGAGGCCCTCGTCCTCGTCGGCGGGAGCGGCCGGGCCGCCCTGCTCGGCTTCTGCCGGGGGCGGGCCCTCGGCGTCGTCGGTGTCATCGACGGGCCCCGACGCGGTGGGTTCCACGCCGCTGCCCGGACAGGTCTCCTCGCCCGCCTGGTGCTTGCGCATCAGCCCGGCCTTGGTCAGGGCGATGTCCTCGCCGCACTCGTGGCACTGGGCCGTCGGCGCGATCTCGCTCATGCTCGGTTCCTTCCGGTGAGAGAGGGGGTGTCGCCGCCGACCCCACGTGACCCCATTCGCGCAGGGAAGACGGCGACGTCTGAGGCGGTCATCAGGAGCCGGACTCGATCAGCTCCAGGACCGCGAACCCGGCCTCGTGACCCGGCGCGAAACCGCGGCGAGCGCGCATCTTGAGCTTGGCTTCGTCGGTCATGAAGCCCACGCCCGTGTCAGCGCCCGCGACGGCCCACTCAGGTCCGCTCCTGTCGCCGACCTTGAGAAGCTGGCGGTTGCACACGATGAGCAACGGGTTGCCGGCCGGGGAGGAGGTCGCGGTGGCGGAGGTACGCGCACCGAGGGAGAAGCGCATGGTGTGCTCGAAGAGCCGCGACGGGGTGGGCTGGTCGCCGCCTTGCCCGGACACGAACACGGGCCTTCCCTGGGTGTCCTTGATGCCGCGCAGCACCCGCTTGAAACGCGGGTGGCCGATGACCAGGGCGTCGTTGTCGTCCCAGTAGTCGCTGCTCTCCACCAGGGCCAGGAAATCCGAGAGGTCGTCGTAGCCGACCGTGGCGGTGGACATGTAGTTGGCGTCGGCGGTGTAGGACGTGGCCGCGTTCGACGTGCGGATGGCCTTGTACACGCTGGTGTAGGGGACGGCCTGGAAGGTCGGGGCCCCCGCCGCGGCGGTGGTGCCCAGGCACGCGTTGTCGAAGTACTTAGCCCACGAGGTCGCCCAGTCGACGCGCTTGGTCTCCAAGATGTCCAGGTGGGAGTCCTGGACGTCCTCGTCCGCCACCGAGATGGCCTTACCGCTCTTGCGGGCGGTCAGCAGCACCTCGTCGTTCTCGGAGGTGTCTTCGGTGTAGGCGCCGCCCTTGGCCACACCCTCGACCTCCATGCCCGCGGAGCGGGGCACGTGGCGGGTCTCGTGGGCCATCGGGTAGTGGCGGCCGTAGGCCTCCACGGCGGACATCTGTTGGACGCGCTGGATGACGTTGGAGTCGAACTCCTCGGGGATCCAGCCGCCACTGAACTCTGCGGTAGCCATGCGAATGGCCCTCTCGTGTGGATGGGGTCATGCGGTCAGCGACCCGTCCGGGCCAGTCACCGGCTCTCCCATCCGAGAGGGCCATGCACTACACACTGTAAACCCACAGCGCTACGTTTTACACTCTGTCCACAGTTAGGCTGGCTTGCCCTGGAGCATGCGCATCGCCCGCTCCTCCGCGGACAGCTTCTTCTTCGCGGCGGGCTTGTCGGCACCGTCGGCGACCTTGGCCGTCACCCGCGGCTTCTTCACGGGCTGCTCGGCGGCGTTGCCGGGGAACAGCATCGGGTACTTCTCCTTGGCGGCGAGCACCTGGGCGTCCACCCCGGTGACGTTGCCGTTCTCGTCGACCTCGACGTCCTCCACTCGGATAAAGTCGGCGATCATCTGATCGACGGTGTCCTTCGGGGCGCCGGCGTCCAGGAGTTCGGCGCGGGCGGTGGTGCGCACGACCAGCGGCTTGTACTTGGACTCGATCTCCGCGGTGGCGGCCTCGCGGGCCTCGCGCTGCACGCGCTCGCTTTCGCCTTCGTTGGCGCGCTTGAGCTCGGCCAGCTCCTGCTCCTTCTCGCGGAGCTTCTTCTTGGCGTCCTGGCGTTCGGTGATGACCTTGGTCAGCTCGCGCCGGTCGACCAGCTCGGGCTTCTTGGCCTTGGCCGCGACCTTGCCCTCCTCCTTCTCCTCTTTGGTGCCCTCCTCCTCGGTGGTCTCCTCGGTCTCCTCGGCGGCGGCCGCGGTCACCTCCTGGCCCTCCTCGGTGGTGGTCTCCTCCTCGGTCTCGTCGGTGACCTCGGTGGTCTCTTCGGTCTCGGCCTTGCTCATGGGTCCCCCTGTGTGATCGGTGATGGGTGAAGATGGTGGTCGGGCCTGGTGCTACACGGGCACCTCCCGACCCAGCGGGAACTCCCCTGCGGCCAGGGCGCGCAGCGCGTAGCGGCGCACGGTGATCGGCATGTCCAGCTCGGAGGAGGCCAGCAGCCGCTCGGCCGCGCGCAGCCGGGCCGCCTCCGACTCGCTGGGCAGCGACCACCCGCGCAGGATGGAGCGTTGGGCCTCGCGGCGCAGCGCGGCCGCCGCGTCCTCAGACGCCACACCCCCGTACCAAGGGGCGGTGCGGCACCGGCACCGCGGGTGGCGGGGCGGGCGCCCGGCGAACCCGCCCCAGGCGATGGGCCGGTCCCCCCAGGTGCGGGCACCGTCGAACTGTCCGCCGATGTCGATGACCTGCCCCGTCAGCGCCGTGCACCCCAGGCACCCGTTGCGCTCGGACACCCACATCAGCCCGGGGGCGCCCGTTGCCCGGGCCACGTAGTCCGCGCCGGCGCTGGCGGCCTGGTTGACGGCGGTGGCGGCTTGGGCCTGCAGGGCGATGTGGGCCTGGCGGATCGCCTCGCGCGGGTCCCACCCCTGCTCGGCGATGCGGTTGACGGCCACATCCAGGGTGATGTGCGTCTGGACCTCGGGTGAGACGGCCCGCCCCAGGAGCTGCCGCAGGATCCGTGCGGGGGTGCGCGGTGACGGCGGCCGCCGGTCCGAGAGCAGACGGGCCGCCTCGGCTGCCAGCGCCACCCCCACACCGATGGCCGCGGCGGCGGCCTCGCGGATCACGGCCAGGACCGGCTCGGCCAGCGACCGCAGCGCCTGGACGGTGTACCCGAGCGCGGCGGTCGCGGCCTGGACAGCGGTGTCCACACCAGCGGAGGCGTACACCTCCCACTGGATGAGGGCTCCCGCCGCGGCGGCGTCGATGAGCTGGTCAGCCAGAGGCACCGGCGCCACCCCCCGCACGGCGCTGCACGGCGGCGCGCACCTCGCGCTCGATCTCGGCGAAGCTGACCTCGCGCAGGGGCCGGCCCGCGGCTGCGGTGCGCACGCCCTCCTTCACGGCCTCGCGGGACTCCACACGGGTCAGGCCGCAGGAGTCGAGCACGGGGCGCAGCCGGTGTGCGGACCAGCGGGCCCGGATCATCAGGATGATCATGTGCAGCATCAGCGCCTCCCCTGCAGCAGGTCGATCTGGCGCTTCCACTTGCCCGTGGGCTCCCAGTCGGCGCCACGCACCCGCGCCACCAGGTCGAGCAGGGGCCGGGTGTCGCCGGTGTCCCGGTAGGTGTCCAGGGCCGGGTGCATCCCGTCGCGCAGCTCGGCGAACTGCTCAGGCCTGGCGTCGGCGCGGGCGGCACCCACGTACAGGACCAGGGCCATGGCCTTGCCCAGTGGCGTCACAGTCCCTCCCCGGGGGTGGGCGGGGTG